AGAAAGTGTAGGCATTTTAGTTTTCATGGTGGTTCTCCTTGTATCTTTTGTCTCCTCTTTCTTTTTTAAGGTAAATTTTTGTTGCGTTTGATATTGTTTCATCTTCAAGCATTGACTTGAAAATGTCATAAGGTAATTGTTTTACAGAAACAAATTTCATAATGGTTCTCCTTTAAATTAGTTAGGTGTTAGGTCATCTATCATTTCAAGATAGCCCTGCTTACCAAAGGCGATAAGATCAGGGATTGTATATTCTCTTGTGGTAAATCTATGACCACAAGAAAGGCACACCCTACGTCTATAGACATAAGGTGTGCTGCTTTTGTTTCGGAAGCCTTTAGTTTGTTCAGCTTTTCTATAAATAGTTTCACGAACTTTAACGTCTAGGCTTTCGCATTTAATACATTTCATTGTTAGTACTTCCTATTTCTCATGTAAGTTGTTAACTTCTCATTAGCTTCAGCAAGTAGAACAAGAAAAGTTGTAATAAAAATAATGTTTACAAAAATCATAGGTCTTGCTCCCAAAATTTAATAAGTTTTTTTAGTTCAGCTATACGCTTGGTTGCGTTGGCTGTCTTCTCAGCTTTTCGTATGCTGATTTGTTTCAGCATGGCCTGAGTTTCTTTGTTGATCTCTTCCATAAAATTCATTGCACCACCTGTAATAAATCACCAATTTTTCTTTTTACTACTGTTCTTTCGCTTAAAGTATCTGGTGACATAGTCTCAGCTAGTTCTATAGCTTCTTCTCTGGTGTCAGCTTCAACTAATTTTTCTGTAGTAATGTAATTAACTACTAAAAATTTTTTCATTGTAATTTCTCCGTTTTGATTTGGTTAATAGTTTTAATAATTTCTTGTTTGTAGTACTCGATAGTTTCATCTACTAAAAGATTGCCGTCTTCATCAGATGGTGGAAAGATAGTAAAGTTTCTATCGGTAAGTTTTGTAGCTCTATGCAGTATGCAATCAAGCTCCCAAAGAGTAGCAGTCTTTGATCTAGTCAAGGCTTGTGGCTCCTGTAGTTTGGTTAATGGTATTTGGCATACCTGTATATGAGTATGCCAAAGGATAAAAGAAAAGTCAACCCATTTTATTTTTAAATAGGCTGACTCAAACTTGGCTACCCCTAATTTAGGTAGTTTTTACTTTTTTGTTTCGGTATGAGTCAAGCATTGTGCTGAACCCACCCATAGAAACAACTACTAATTGTCTAAAGATTTCAAAAACTTTTTCAATATCTGTGACTGCATTGCATGGTGCAATCCATTCCTCAACATATTGATAGACTTCAAACTCTAAGCCTTTCTTTTTATTTTCATTAAAAGAATCAATAGAGTTACAAACAAAGTCTTGATTTTCGTTAAACCAAAAGACTCTTTGAAAATCTTTTGATGTAATTGTTTGCTGTTTCTTGTTAATCATTTGTGGTTAAAAAGTAAGGGTGTAATGATACCTAGAAGGTAAAACAAACACCTTCTAGGCGATTCTGAGTGGACTAAATTGTAGATTTTTCTACAAATTCTGGATAACTAGCAGCAAGCCTTTTATCAATCGTCTTATAGTCCATATTATTTTCTATAAGATAATCTTTTTTCTCTTGCTGTACTCTTTCCTTAGTTGCTTTAAGTTCTTTGATACGACCTTTTAAATATCTAATGTCGGATAGATATTCTTTTATGTGATCGTCAACTCTTGAGAGTCTCGTATCAAACTCGGCAGCTTCAGTAAAAAGTTCATCATCTTTACCCCAGTTAAGAGATTGATTTAATACTCTTTCTTGGTGGTTTAATTCGTCACACCAATGCTCGGATTCTTCTCCACCTAAATCAAACATCTTAGTGTGATATTTGCTTAAGACTTCGTAAGCTTTCTCGGCTTGGTTGTAATAGTGACCTGCTTTCATAATTAGTAAGTGGTTCTAAGGTTTGCATTTGAAAGGTTTATGAGCCTTTCAAGGAAGGCTTTGCAGCCCTCCTAGAAAGATTCTAAAGAGACCTTATCTCTTTGATTACTTCTTGTGGTAGCTCAGCTTTGAGCCATCTTGAGCCGTACTTGTAAGGCTTGCCGTCTACTAGATAAGATTTATCTTCATAGAGGTCAACTTCTTTTAGTCGGTCACATTCCCAAGTGTAGAACTCTGCACCCTCTGGCCTAGTTAATGTATTTAAGTAAGCTGTTTGTTGAGGACTGCCCGCCTGCATATCGTTTAAATGGTAAAGCTTCCATATTCTGTAAATAGTTTTGAAAGCTTTGTTGTTGCCTAGATACTCTTTAAGACTATCTAAGCATTGACCACCCATAACAATATCTGTTTTTAAGTTGTTCCATACTTGGCCACTAGCTGTAAAACAGCCGTCTTTAAGTTCAACTTCTATTTCAACTAAACAGGTTTTTCTGCCGTTGCCGTAGTAGTCAATTTTTCCAAAGTCAAACAATTTTTTAAATGTTGTTGGACTGTAAGGTGTTGTAATGGTTTGCATGGTTCGGTTTGTTTGTTTGGTTTGATTGAATCGGTTTGAATCCCGATATTGATATCATTACATGTACTGTTGCCTATTGCAAGGCTTCAATAGAACTTTCTCTGTAATCCCTTAGTATCACTAATGAAATCCAACTTAACATTCTGTAACAATGAGATAATGTACCGATAATAAACAAAAATAAAGAGCCATAAAAAGCAAATCAAAGCCAAATACAAGGAATACCCCATAAATAATATAAGATATATTATGAAATCCTAGTTATATCAATAGTTTTGGTATATATTGTTGTTATTTTTTTGTAAACAGCGACAGGCTATGGGTAAATTTGTAACGCATATATACGCATAACCCCTTCAAATTTTTGTTCCTAATTTTTTTGGGTGTTAATCTTGCAGCAGCAGTCTAAGGGTCCTCCCCCCTAGTGCAATCCTAAGTGTATTCTTAGTGTAATCTTAGTGAGTAGAGGTGACTCTTTCTCCTATAGTGGTCCCTAATAGAAATCCTTAATAAAACCTTGGTCTGAAACGTTAGTATTTCTTATTTGTTGAGGTGTCATACCCATAGCAGTTTGAGATATGGTGTTATTAAACATAGAGTTCCAGTTATCTGTGTGAATAGAGAGTAATTCTTCTTTTCTTTTGGATATGTTTAGGTCTTCATTTTGAGCCATATACTCTGTCCAGTAGGCAACTGCACCTGCTAGAGAGTCAACAAGGTCATCATGTACAAGAGAACCTCTGTGACGAGATATTCGTGATAGTTGGTAAACAAGTTGAAGCTTTAATCTTCTTTCTGGTGTCTCTTGAGGGTTAGAACGAAAGTCTTTTTCTATCACTTTGCGGTCAATTATGAGCCTGTGAGAGTTCATTACAGGTTCTAGTGTGTCGATTATTCTTAGTTCTTTAGTCTTATTGTTTCTAACGTCTTCAACTTGGCATGGGTGAAACCGCATAAGGAAAGGTTTTAACAGTTCAGCGAACATACCACCACCAAAGTTTTGTTCAACGAGTATTTGATTTATGTTATTGTCTCTAGCAATCTTACTAATCTTCTCCAGAACAGCGTCTGAGTAGCCCCCAGAGAGTCCTAAACACTCTGTAACGTATAAATTACCATTAAGCATCTTAACGCAGCTTATAGCGGTCTGATCTTTACCCTTTCCAGAGGGGTCAACGAACATAACTGAGCCTGTATATTCTATGAAGTCACCAAATTCTTGGGCTGGTCGGTAGAATCTATCACCATTGAACCCTACACATTGCAAATCTGTGATGACATATTCGGGATTATTAGACCAAATAATTTTTTCTGGTGCAAATTCTTTATTTACAGAAGCGATTACTAGGTCGTTTATTTTTAATGGGTATCTATCTTGATCTGAAAGGGTTGTATCTAGTTGAAACTGTAGATTAAACCCAGAACGCCCATAGGAAGCTTCACGTTCCATCAAATCCTGTGCCGAGAACCTTATAGGGTCTACAGGGTCATTAGGCTTTACAAGTCCTTCTAGGAGTTCTTTTTGAATTTTAGGAGCAAGTCTATCTCCATAGTTGTTTTTTAGTTCTGGGTATCTAGCTGTCCATATTCTTGTTTCATATCCTCTTTCTTCTAGTGTTAGGTACACAGAGTTTTCTACTTGTGGTGTACCAAGAAAAGTAATCTTGCCATTTGGTTTAAGTATCGCTTCAAATTCTTTTACAGCTTCACTAAGTTTGTCTCTCATGGGCTGTGTGTAGGAGTTGTTAGG